GTCTTTGGGATAATATTAACAAAGCTAAAAAGAAGGGTAAAGTTTCTAGTAAATGGAAAAATGATCCAAAGTATAGAAAGCAGATGAAGAAGCAAGCTGCGAAGATATCTAAAGAAGATATTGATGAAGCAGCAAGATGTACCAAGTCTACAAAAAAAGCTAGTAGTACTGCAAAAGGTAAAAAATGGATGAAATGTGTAAAGAACCCTGATGGTAAAGGATACAAAAGAATCCATTGGGGACAAAAAGGTGTAAAGGTATCAGGTAAAGCTAATACAAAAAGGAGAAAGAGCTTTAGAGCTAGACATAAATGTAGTACAGCTAAGCCAGGTACACCTAAATATCAAGCTTGTAAGGACTGGTAAAATGGAATCTTTATTTGATAAAAGAGTAGAAGAGTTATTAGAGAAATCTATACATGATCCTGTAAGACCCGGTATTTTAAAAAGACAAACTAAAGGTAAGCTTACATGTACTAAAGCTCGTGCACTAAAAAGTAAACAAAAGAATAAAGGTAATAATACTGCTAAAGCTGCGCAACGCTATTTAAATTATCATTGTGAAGACACAAGTATGGAATGTCCTGCTGCTACTCAAGATCTAGAGTTAAACACAAAAAACAGAGACGCTACTATTAAACAGTTTAACTACGGTCCGTTGAATGTAAATGAACCAGGCGACTATTGGCAGAAAATAGCCAAGTATTGGAAGACTTCTGAAGAAGCAGCTAAACAATCTCTTTGTGGTAATTGTGTAGCATTTGATATATCGCCTAGAATGGATGATTGTATGCCTGGAGAAACATCTGATGATGATGGTAGATTAGGTTATTGCTGGATGCATCATTTTAAATGCCATAGCGCAAGAAGCTGTCATACATGGGCAAAAGGTGGGCCAATTACTAAAGATGAAAAATCTTACAATTGGCAAGAACGAGGCGCTAAATAGATAACTTTTGACCAACACTAATCTTATTCGGGTTGGTAATTCTATTCTTCTGCATTATATCTTTAATTGACTTACCTGTCATTTTAGATATCTTACTTAATGTATCTCCAGACTTAACTGTATAGAAGTCGGTCTTTACTGGTTGTTGGGGAGATGAACCACCACCATAAGTAGCAAACACAGCTGCATTACGTTCCATCCTACCTGCTACACCTGTTCCTTCTTCTTTTGAAGTTCTATAACCAGCATGATTGAGATATTCTTTTGCGGCTGCTTTCCATTGACCTTTATTCATTAAACCTAAAGTATTTTTACTTCCTGATAAATCCCCTCTAAAGAAACCATCTACAATAGCATTACGTAAGTACTGTGGGTAGGAGTCAAATGCTGGTAATGCTCGTCTGGCAGCAGCAATTTTTGCTTGTACGTCTATATTAAATAAAGCTTCCATTTGTCTATCAGATAATGGTACACGACCTCTTATAACGCTATTATAATCTCTTCCCGCTACTTGTTGTAAGGCTTTGTCGTTACGTAAAACAAGATGGCCTACTCCAACGGTTAAGTAACCTTTGTGGTCTTTGTACGCGTACCCGGGGCGACCAGCTTTACC